ATGGGCTCTCCGCTGTATGCATGAGGCATCATTACATGAGGATAATTGTTTTTTGACGTTGACCTTTTCCCCGGAATCCCTGGCAACAAGAGAGAATCCTTGGTCGCTCGATGTTCGCGATTTTCAAAAATTTATGAAGCGGCTACGCAAGCATATCTCGCCCAGGAAGGTTCGTTTTTTTCATTGTGGTGAGTATGGCGAGAAGTACGCCCGGCCCCATTATCATGCTTGTTTGTTTGGCTATGACTTCCCCGATAAGGAGCTATTGCGTATCGATAACGGTCACCGTTTATACATTAGCGACACTTTGAACCAGTTGTGGCCTTTTGGTTTTTCCACTATTGGTAGCGTTACGTTTGAGTCTGCGGCGTATGTTGCCCGCTATATCATGAAGAAAATTACAGGAGAT